CACAATTTATTACTCCCCCGAGGTGACAACTCGGAGGGGCAATCAGGGTAAGTTCACGCAACCCTGCTGCACGGGTGGGCCGAAAGGTGCTGGTAATACCATCAAGTGTTCTAGTCTGCGTTAAACCGGTAATTGCCAACTATCGGTACAACCATGGTCAAATGGCAGAGCGTCGAGTAGGTTAGCATCTACTACCATGGCTTGGAGTCAAAGGGGGGCTGTAGAGTCCACAGTATACCGCGATGGAGGGGCGGGTGCACTGGTTTGCGTACACCAGTTATCAAAAGTACGTGAAGTGTAGATCTTCCCCCTTCTACACCCCTGGTCAGGGCAAAAGACTAACCCGAATTCAATTATCACCATGGTCACAATTGAATTCACAGAGAGAGATACGCGCATCCGGGGCGTTGTTGTGGCTGGTAACCTACAACGTACCCACCAGAGAGGGTTTTGGAAAAGATGTTGGCTAAGCTTTGCACGAGCATGCTGCTGGACCGCCGAAGAGGAGCAGGTGTTCGATACCGCTGAGAGCGTGCGTTTAAGTGTCCGTAGGGAGCTTGAGCGAAATGCAACTGTTGGACTGACAGAAGAGTTGCAGCGTTTGTATGCGAATGGGTGTGACCTGCGTGAGCCTGAGCTCTGCAACGCAGATGGAAGTCTTGATTTGTCCAATCAAGCAATTGGGAATGTTGCTGTACCAGGGGCGACCAAAATCCTCCAAGTGGGGTGGTGCAAGTCATTGCTTGAGCATTGCATCGATCAGAAGCTTGTCGTTTTACGACAACGCTTGGCACGTGACGCGGAGGAATGCAGAATCTCCGCTGATGCCATCAAGCTGGCAGCCGAAGATGTGGCTGCCCACCAAAGAGCTACTGCTGCCAGTACACCCAGAAAGTTGCATACGTCCGTTGTTGCTGCCATTATATGGAATTTGAGAGCGGAGTTGGGAAATTTGCGACGGGATGTGGCTGGCAATGAGTTGGTGGTTGAACACAGGGCGCTGAAGGTCATGGAGAAGGCGCGCATGCGTGCGCGCGATATTGACATGCATTTGCCTGCTGTTGTGGAGTACTATTTTGAGGACACACACTGCAGGTACGTGCGGGGTCAGTATCTTGGCCGTTGGGCTACGTGGTTTGCTGGTGACAGTAAGCCGCGTGGTCCAGCTGCGTGCTGAGGACGCCCGGTCCGGTACTCGGGTATGGACACCTCTACGGAGTTGTCTGTACCAGCCATACGAGTACTGAGGACGGGCGGCGTCGTGCGGCCACGCAAGTGGTTGCACATTTCCGGAGTTTCCGGGCCACATGCCTTGGGTGTTTTCAATAACACCATAGATGCCAAGGTACGTGCGCTATCTGAGCGTTACTTTCTTTGTAAGACCGAGAAGGGGTTTGAACCAGCATTGTCTGTTCAGACTGCAGCGTATGTTAGTGACCATTCGCTTCAACAATTCAGAGCTAGAGTAGTAAATGAGTTGCGTGGATTCCCACAAGTATGTTACGACGATGTCGTGAATTGTTACAGTGGCCGGAAACGCACTCTATATGAAAAAGCGAAGGATGTGGTTGAGCGTAATACGATCACAGCTGCGCATGCACGGCTGAGTTTCTTCGTGAAGTTTGAGAAACAGGATCTGAGTAAGGCGCCGAGAGTTATTAACCCTCGGAGTACCGCGTATAACTTAGAACTGGGAACATACCTCAAGTTCCTCGAGAAGCCGTTGTACACTGCAATCAACAAGCAGTTTGGCGCAAGAACAAGTAAGACCGTCATAAAGGGTTTAAATGTGTACGACACTGCTACAGTCATTCGTGACAAGTGGCAGTTGTTTCACCACCCTGTCGGCATTGGACTTGATGCGTCAAAGTTCGACATGCATGTTTCTGTTCCTGCGTTGCGTTATGAGCACTCCTTTTATAAAGGTGTGTTTAGCAATCGCGGTAACAGTTCAGTCGTGTTAAACAATTTGCTGGAATACCAGGTTCACAATAGAGGGGTTTCATTTGGCCCAGATGGAGTTGTTAGTTACGAGATGGAGGGCACGAGGTGCTCTGGTGACTTGAATACTTCTATGGGCAATTGTATCCTTATGTGTGCACTGGTTTACTCCTATGCCAAAGCAAGAGGGGTCGATGTTGAGCTATGCAATAATGGTGACGACTGTGTCGTGATCATGGAGCGTAGTGATGAAACGCGATTCATGCTAGGGTTGAGTGAGTGGTTTGTTGATAAAGGCTTTCGTATGACGGTTGAGGAGCCCGTGTATGAGTTGGAACGTATCGAATTCTGCCAGGCACATCCAGTGTTTGACGGGAGTAGATGGCGTATGGTCCGCAATCCCGACACTTTGGTGCGGAAAGCGGCTATGTGTCTAGTTCCAATACAAAATGCACGAGTGCTACGCAAGTGGTGGGGTGCCGTTGGAGATTGTGAGTTAGCTGCTAATAGCGGTATGCCAGTGTTGCAGGAGTTTGCAAATATGTATATCCGCCATGGAGAACAGTCTAGCCACGGATTTAAGCGACACATTTTTGGGACAACAGAAGCGTTGGTCCGTACGAGGGGGGTTGACAGCAAGAGCAGTGAGGTGACTGCGTTGTGTCGATTTTCGTACTGGAAGGCTTTTGGCATCCTACCTGAATTGCAAATAGCGCGTGAGAGTGTGTATCGAAGCATGATGCTTAGCGAAGAAATCTTAGAAATTGGGGATATGTGTCAGAGTGTTCAGAAATTGCATAATTTAGCTCCCGTGTGTTTGTATTAGGATCCGTATAAACAATTTTGGTAGAGTTGTGAGTTATAATGAGTAAGAATAATAAAAGAGTGTTGAAAACACAGAAAAAGAAGACCGCTGTACAAGAGGTCGGACGGCTTGGCCAAGCATTGAGGTTGCTTGGCGGCTATGGTGGTGGTATCGCTGGAGGGTTGTTTGGACAACCAGCGATTGGGCGATCGATTGGAACAAACCTCGGAGCAAGTGTCTCCAAATGGTTAGGTTCTGGAGACTACGCAGTGAAGTCAAATTCGCTGGTGAATCAAATGAAGTCAAGCGGGGATATACCTATGATGCATAAAACGTCACAAAGTGTGATTGTTAGACACAAGGAGTACCTGGCGGACATTTATTCAGCAGCAACTGGCTCACCGAGTGCGTTTAGTATTCAGTCCTTTCCCTTGAATCCAGGTGTGGAACTTACGTTCCCCTGGTTGTGCAATATTGCACGTAATTATCAAGAGTACACAATCCGGGGAATGATATTCCATATCGAGAGTACATCAGGCGAGAGTGTGGCTGCGGCTAACACTACTTTGGGGTCAGTAATGATGTGCACGAATTATCGTGCAACTTCTGCGGCCCCTACATCGAAGATTGAGCTACTGAACGAGTTCTTTTCGAGTGATGCCAAACCATCTGAGTCATTTTGCCATCCGATTGAGTGCGATCCGCGTGAGAATCCTTATAATGTTCAGTACGTAAGGAGTAGTGCTGTGCCTGCTGGTGAAGATTTGAAAACATATGATCTGGGAACAATGTATGTTGCTACCCAGGGTATGCAGGCCAACAACGTGAATTTAGGTGAATTGTGGGTTAGTTACGAGGTAGAGTTGCGTAAGCCGAAAGCGACAGCATTAGTGGGTGCTGGCACGACATCGTTCGTGTCCAGCCTCGCTGGTTCTTATGCCACCGGCACTGCATTTGCTACTGCCTTGAATACTTCCACCATAAACTCACTTGGTGTTGTGTGGAGTTCTGCGGCTGCGAACGTTACTGCCACGCTTCCTGTTGGAAGTGCAGGCACGTATGTGTTAGCGTTTGCTACGCCGAGTGTCGGAGCCCCATCAACCAATTTCGCAGCATGTACCGTTACCAACGCCAATGTGGTGTATGGTTATAACGCGTTCGCAAATGGTGTCACTGCTAACCCAAGTTGGGTCACATGCACTTTCCAGGTGCTTGACCCTTCTAAGGTTGCGACTGTCACCATAATGACTGCAGCAGGATGGATCACAATCAACGGCGCATCTACGACAATTGGTCAGATCACTTCACCATAGGTGGATGTATCAGTTTGTTGTCAGGTGTAGCTTGTGATTGTGTGTGTGTGTTAGACGTACGAATAAGCAATAGTGTTGATAAAAATGAGTTGCGTGTGGTTCCAGTGAAATTACCTAGGAGAGGGTTACCACATCTGGATGAAAATTCTCAGTGCTTCCCCAAGCACAAACCTCAGCGATAGGTGTCGAAAGCCTTCAACTTCTCCATGATGCCATAGCAGGCATGGGTACCAAGTGGTTGAATCGGGAAAAGCTATGGAACAAAGGTAGTACTTGTTCGTTGGGAGTCTGGCAAGATATGCAAACCGATGGGATCATCTACAGGTCCGACTGTAGTAGAGGCAGGCACAAGGGTGTCAACGAGATGGCTCGTAGGAATTGTGAACAACAAATTTGGGCGTTGTTCCGCATGATAGTAACACGTAAAGGTGAC